CGCATCAGAGGGTTTGACGAGCCGCTAGCTGTTCGCCTCGCGGATGACGATGAAGTTGTACTAGGACGCATCAGCAAAGGGCAGTTCTTGGCAGACGCTTATTTCTCTCGGGAAAAGGCAATCGAGCTGCGGGACAAGCTCACGGCACTGCTCGGTCCTTCCTAATGCCCCGCCAACCCAGCCGAGAAAACCGCCCGCCATTGCCTGCCCCCAGTGCTCACGGTGCTGGAAGTAGTCGCCGGCAGGAAGTGGAACCGGGGGCAATCGCCCCCCTTTTTTGTGCTTGCGGCCTGATTAGCTGGGCTTATGATTAGTATAAATGTATTGTCACACGTAGTCTCATGGTTAGACTCACGTTGGGGACCGGCTTTTGCTCTGTGATGACCTCTGAACAGCAAAATTGCCCTGAGCAAATCGATCACACCCTAGTTGCCCTGCAAATACTGGGTTTTGCAAGAGAAATCGCGTGTGACAGAGAGCCATTGAATGTTTTTTTTTCACCCTGTATCCATTTATACCAAAAAAAACAGGTACAACTATCCAGTTGTTCACAACAGTAGAGGGTATAATTATTTAGTCATATCAAGGCTTTTACCCCCCTTAGGGGCATAGGACAGTAGATATATACTACCCATAAGCTGAGCCTCTTTCCCATGCCGGCCAGGGGAGCGCAAGCAAGGGGCGATTTGCGCGAGCAGTTAGCATTCAGCTCAGAACGAGCGAAACGATGGAGCTGCCCATTCACTGCCGGCCCGATAGTGAGCGACTACTAAGAGCGCACAATGCTTGGGTTGCTGATTGGGATTGCAGCACGCAAGAAGAAGAAGCGCCTGATTTTGAGCGCTTAGTAGAGATTGCGTGCAATTTGTACGCTCAAGGCTTTCTGCCGTTTCAGGTGCGCCTGAAGCTCAAGCGCGACCATTCATCCGTGCCGGCCCGCACCTTGACGCGAGCACAGCGGCACGCTGAGCAGGCCCTGTGCGCCGCCGAGAGCGCCCCGCCCGAGCTGAGACGTGCCATGGTCGCTGCGCAGCGCCAGCAGGCCATTCAGGGCGCCCTAGCGGACGGTCAGTGGGGAGCGGCGCTCAAGGGCCTGGACCGTGCCGGAGAGATCGCCGGGGAGCTGCGGGAGAGTGCTGGCCTGAGCGAGGAGGATCTGGTGCTGACTGTGAGCGTCGAGGCCCATTCAGAGCTGCCTGAGGGCGATTCTCAGCCGGTCGCAGGCGAGAATGAGCGCAATCTCGCCCCCGAGACAGCCGAGACAGAGGACTAAGCGCTTATTGAGAATGGCTGCGCCGCAGTGAGTCTCGGCCAAGACAGCCCCTAATGCGACTGTTTGTTAAGCATTCATGGGCAAGCGTGCCATTCATGGGCTATTGTATGGAGGCATTCATTCGAGAGGCATTCATGGCTGTTCATTCGTACACTGGCAGTAATTTTGAGGTAAAAGAGGCCGCTGACGGTAGCTGGCTGGCATTGTGCAATGGCATTCAGTGGGGAAACGCCCCCCATGACGCTTCCGGCTGTAGCTCCCAAACCTTCAGGAGCGAGGAAGATGCCTGGGCTTGCATCCGTGAGCAAATCGCATTTTAGGCTATTGTGACTAACTGTTAAGCATTCACCCTAGCCCGTGCCATTCATGGGCTAGTATGCCCCTAGTTGCATTCATCCCATGAAACGTACCACGCATTCAGGCTGCCAGATCACTTATGCGCCATTCTGGCTAGTTTGGCTGCCGCCGGCTGATGGTGGCCCGGAAAGGTTCCCGCATTTACGGGTAAGCCGTCCCACGTCCGGCAATGGCGAGCCACTGACTGAGCAGGAGGCTCTGGAATGGTGGCTGCATTCTGCCGTAAATAGTTGCACGGCAACGGGAGATGCTGAAGAGTTCCTAGCCCTGTTGCGTGATCGTGAATAAATGTTAAGCACCTAGCCGCACCGCTGCCATTTACCCCCTATAGTGGGGGAGCCCAACCACTCAAACCGCCATGCTCACCTATCCTGTTATTGTTACCAGCTACAAGGGCGCCACTGATACTAAAGGTTCCCGTATCGCCGCTGTTCATAAGCGCGACAGCGAGAAAACGTACCGCGCATCCATTCCGTATCCCCACGATTTTAGCGGCGCCGCCGCACACTATCAGGCAGCTTTAGCCCTGGCCGCTAAGTTGCCGTTCTACGATGGCGCCGGCAAAGTGCAGCCGTTTGGCCATGATCACGACCACTATTATTTTATTGTGGTTGATCCTGCTTAATCGCCATTCATACATTCATGCTGGCGCCATTCATACTGGCGCCATTCATACTCGCATTCATTAGCTATGATTGTATTCAACCTGGCCCGTACATTTCCCGCTGCTAACGGCTGTCGCATTCTGCGGCCCGCTGATCGGTCGTGCTGGATTCTCGTTAGCCCGTGTGGCCGCTACCGCTCGCAGTATTGGACACGGCGGGACGCTGAAACCGGCGCCCACCGTTACCGTGCTGCAGTCTGTCTGCCCATTGTGACAAAGTGTTAAGCATTCATGCCCCCATCGCGCATTCTTGCGCTAGTGTGTGGGGGCAATCAAGCATTCAAGCGCCATGTCTCGCTGTCAGTATCTTAATGAAGTGTTCCCGTCGTTTACGGCAGAGCATCGCCCGTTTAAGGGGTGCCCCTGTTCTGGCAGGGATCAGATGGGTTACGGCCGTAAAATCCCGACTGATTACGCAATCCGCTTAGGTTCCCGCTGGCATAGAGTCTATGTTTGCTGTTTTAGTAATGCAGGGACGGCATATATCAATACAAAGGATCATAAGTTTCTGGTTGTCCTAGACGGTGATCTTAGCGCTGTCAGGGATTGTAACTAAATGTTAAGCGCACCTAGGCAAGCGTCGCAGCTTGCCTAAACTGTCGTTGTTCATCCGCTTAATCTTGCCATGTGTTTTGATCGTTGGGACATTGTGGAAGCGCATTACTGGTTTGCCGCGCATTATCACGATGGCCAATTCTCCGAGCTGTATGCGCGGCTTTGCCGCATCTCACGCTATTTCAAACCTAGCATTCTCTCCAATGGTCCATCATCCGAGAACGCTTGCGTTATTTACAATCAATTAGAATCTAAGCATGGTTTCCCTGAATCACCTTATGAAGTGCTAGATTCTGGCGAGGCCTGCCTAGTTTGATTCTCTCCCATCATCCCATCGCTTATCCTCTCATGCTTGCTTTAATCGCTGATTCTCCTATTGTTTCCACCGATACGCTCCGGGCTGATCACCTATGTTCCGCTTTGATCAGTGAAGCCGACAGACTAGGCATCACTTTAGACCGTGATTTATGGCAGCCTGCTGCCGCCATAGTCGCGCATGGCCAGCATGGCGGCATCTGCCTAGATTTGCCACCTAGGCTGGAAGAGATCAGCGGCGAGATAGTGTCAGAGCTGTTTGACGCTCTGAACTGGGCTGCTCCCAGTGGTTGCTCCCTGGGAGCAAGCGAAGGCGATGGTGCTTGTTTCCTGTGGACTCTCACCATGGAAGCACAATGCGAGGCGATCAATACTGACCCCAAATCTAGGTTTGAGGCTAAAACTCTAGACGTGCCAGAGCACTGGCTAAGCGCTTTAGTTAATGGCGACGAGTCAGGTTTGACCGATAAAGAGTGTGCGCAGCTTGAGGCATTCTGTGATGGCGAACTAGGCGACAATTGGTCTGTCAGCAGCTGGGAAGAGGAGGCATCCTTTATGAAGTATCACGATGGGCAACCTTACGGTGTGCTGGCGTGTAGTGCTGTGACGGTGCTGGCGATGCGGCCTAAGCAAGGTAGCTAACCGTTCTGCGCGGTGTGACCTGCGATTGGCGCGACAATTCTTACAGCTTTGGATATGGGGATTAAGCTATAGTTAGCAGCCGTGATTCTCGCCTCCCGTGATAGCAAACGGGGGGCAGGGTTGCGGTTTTGGCGGTGTGTAGGCGGGTCCCTTACCCCCTCCACCTCCCCCTCCCAAACAACGCACTTATTCTCCCCCATCATCCCCACCACACTTACCCCCACCAACAAACCCGCAGCACAAACAGGGGGGCGGGGGTCGAATCTATAAAAACCCAACCCCCATATTTTCACCAGATTTTAGCAAAAATCAGACCCCATCATCCTTGGCAAACGCAGCCCCATCACTGCCGGCAAAACGATCATCAGTCCCCCAGCCGTTGCGCTGATATGTAAGCAAAAACAATAAGCAGCACCCAGCATGTGCAAGATGCGACAGCCCAGTTTCGGGATCAAGATTTTCACCACGCCACCAGGCAAATAAATGCCGCAGCAGAGCAGCATAATACCGCCCCCAGCGAGCACCGCGACACCAGTTGTTGTCACCGTATTTGCCGGCACCAAAGGTAAGCACGGCAGCAATTTCTTCGATAGCAGCAGTGGGGACGAGATCAAGACGCGGCTTGAGCGCCGATTCAGCCGATTTACGGCATTCTCCCGCCGGCTCATCAAAGACAAGCCCAGGCTCGGGCTCCTTGTACGTCACTTCCCCGTTCCTGAAAGCAAAATTGGGAAGCATGACAGTGCGTGATTTACCCATGAAGCAAGTGTGATGCGCTCACATAATACCACGCTGCTTAGTGCAGTGTCAATGATTTGCGCGAAACAAGCCGCGAGACGCCATTAGGGTCAATGACAACGACACGCCCACCAGAGGGCAGCAGCTTGTAAGCGTATGGCAGCTTCCAGCCAGATTGGCCGTGATGCTTGACCATCGTGTAAGTCGTTGGGCGTTCCATGGCTCCATGCTACCCCATCTCCCGCCGGCTGTGGTAAAATAAAATGCAATTTCAAGGCGAAATGCGAATCAACGTCTTTCCGTGCCCGCGTTGCACGCATAAAAGAACAACAGTGCAGCAAACAGATCGGCTTGACGATGGAATGCGAGTGCGCAGACGCAAATGTGATAGCTGCGGGCATTTGTGGTACACGGAACAGCCGCCGGAGCAGCGGATTGTCGATACGACGCGATTGGTCTGGTGCGGAGGGATGATCGTCGGGCTGCGACCGCCGGCAGAATCGACGAAAAATGAGAAAATGTAGAGAATCTGGGCAATCAGTAGACTCTGTGCGTAGTAATCGCCCCTGTTTCCCCCTTGTTCATATTGAACTTGCCCAGGCATAAATAACCAAAGGCGTCAAACGAGTGGTCTACACCGAGCTTCTTGTTTGGCATTCGCGTACCTTCAGCGTAACCTAAAGTCCTGAAGCTCTTAATCAGCTCGCGGCAGCGTGGGTTGATCTTGGTATGCACCTCGCCATCAGCTGTACGCAGCGCTGCATTAGCCGCCCGTATCTTGTCGGCAATGTTATATGGGGCCTCGGGGGCGTAGACTTCAATTCCGGCCTTGCGGAGGATCTGATGATCGCTCACACCCACGCCGGAAGTTTGTTTGCGCTTGCCAGTGGGGTCGGGGCAGGCAATTTTACGTCGATTTTCGCCATAAAGATCATTGAGCACTTCCGCCATGTCCCAAGTCGTCGCATTTTTTAAGTTCAGCTCGTTAAAAACACGCAATTCGACGGCTCGACCCTTAACGCGGACGATATTGGCGCAAATAGCGGTTAATGGGTCATTGTTGAAGTCCATGCCGATGTAAAGCGGCAGATTGGGGTCATCTTCAACGGTCGAATCAAGGTTTAGCATCGAGAAACACGATGCCACCAGCCCTGTATTGGACAGAATTTTAGCTTCATATTCGCGCTCAAACACCTCTAGCGCAAGCGTTCTACGTGCTTCCTCAATTTCGGCCAGTGGAATGTTTCCGCCCTGCAGTGACGTGTATTCGTAAAGCCCCCACTGCTCGGGATCAAGTTGCTCCAGCCCAGGGTTGACATCCTCAGAGCCCTGCAGTTGCAGCACTAGCTCATAAAACCATCCCGCAGTACCTTCGGGAGATGGCGTGGTCGTGAATAATGCCCAGCCGCCACGGTCGGACAATGCCGGCCTAATAACAGAACGCCAGGTATATTCTGTCTGAAACGCGCACTCGTCTAGCACAACACCCGTGAGCGCAGGGCCGCGCAATGCGTCGGGATCTTCAGAGCCCTTAAGATAAATGCTGGAGCCGTTGATCAGGTCAATTCTTAAGTTTGACTCATTCTTCTTCCGTATCCAGCGATCCGGTATAATGCGTTTGTATGTATCCCAGGCTATATCTTTAGCCATTCGATACGTTGGCGCGACGTAGTAATACACGCCAGTGCGTTCAGCCGCGCCACGCAACAGCTCGACGCCCCCAAGCACCGTCTTTCCGCCCCGCCGGCCCGCCAGCACGACGCGAAAGCGGCGCCGATCCCGAAAAATGCGTCCCTGCACAGGCCGCAGTGACAGCGCATTTCTGCCGGCCAGGAAGTCACCGCTCTGGCGTGGCTTCGCTGGGGCGGCAACAGTCACTGCATCATGCGGAGGTTTGCCCGCCGACTGTAGCTCAGGCTAGAGTGTGGTTTCATGCGCCGCTGCAATGGACATTACAAGAATCAGGCTGACGCATCGGCGCTACACGGATAACGATAGCCCGTTTTTCATGGATCTCACGAATCTGCGGATGCGCAGAAAGTGGGAAATCATGCAAGCGGTGACGAATGGCACCGAATACCTGCACGAAAATGCGGAAGTGTATCTGCCGCGTGAA